ATTAGAAAGGTAATCAACGATTGCTTGTTGATTAATTTCATCCACACGATTAATATACTCTATATTGCGTAGATGATAATAATTGTGCTCGATACTGTCTTTAACTTGTTGATGTAAAAAATCAGAATCGTATGACATAATTTCATCAATCACTTTAAATACCTGTTCCATGCGATCCAAATCTCCTGAAATTTCATCAAATTTGCAAGACCATGGGTAATCAAATTTTAAACCAAATCTGGACAGATATTTATAAACTCCAGACATGCCCACTGGTACTATAGCACAGCCAGCCAATAGTGCCTTGCGTGTTTTTTCTGTCATTAGCGGACCTGGAAATGTACGTTGATATTCTTGTCCTTGTGAATATGTTTCGTTGGTAAAATTTATTAAAGTATCGGTATATGCTCGCGTGATTGTCCAATTATTATTTTCATAATGCCTGTCAACCCAGGGTTCTTGTTCAATTGAAAGGTATTTCAAGATCGAGCGATAGTACTCACATATTTCATCTAGCGCCGGGCGATTATGATGATATTCCAACGAAGCCATACTAGGGCACTGTTCCTTTCTTTTATTGATATTCCAGCTGAGTACAAGATCTTTACGATTGATATAATTTTTATGAAAATATGCTGTGATCAATGTTTTAAAAAAACTAGGTTTGTTTGCTAGACTACTAGCAACATGTTGGCGAGGCCAACCAAGATCGTATTCTGTTCCGTGCAAGGCCAATGACCTGCTTATATAATATGTGGCCCATTGATGTTCGACCAATTGAAAATTTTTGTAAGGTGTAGTCGACGATGGCAGTACGGTCAATAAAATAATTTTTTGATCTGGATGAGTCTGGGCAAACTGATCAAACCAGCGCCAGTCTACTGGTTCTCGGTATTGTAAAAATACATAAGTATCATAATTTTCCGGCAACGTGTCTGGCCGTTTTGATGTTAACGAACTCCATACCCAGTTAATCAGATATAGCGTTTTGCCGTCGGCCAATTGTGATAATAGTTTTCTCTTTTCTACCGAATATAAAAAACTTTCAGTCAATTGATCTGAATATTTGTGTAGTTCTCCAGAGTTTTCTTGGGCCAGAGCTTCATTGCAAAGGGTCAAATATTTTGGATCAAATTTCATTGTCGTAAGTATTTTAACGTATCCAACTTGCCAGGCGGTCAGCTATCAGTTGATGCCCTAGTTGATTAGGATGGGCAAAATTTGGTTTGATATAGATGTTATCATATACATTGGTCAGGTGTTCGCCGTTGTGGTTGCTGGCACCAAACCAGTCAGCTGCGGTTTCCGTTCCTTGGGCCCATATTCGATCAAGATCAACTCCGGGCAACCAAGTGGGATATTTCACCCAACCAGAAAAATAGTAATCCTGTATACAATGTCGGGCACACCAGGTTTGCAAAGCAGTTACTGTGGCTGTGCTACGCATGACTTCGTGTGTGGGCGTGTGAAAGTGCAGGAAAAAATCACGCATAAACTGTTTGGCATCGGGTGGCCAATGTCGACGTTCATCTGACGTTGCATCTAACGATGCAAATCTTGGTAGATGTGCAGTTCTGGCTGGGTTGGTTAGAAAAAATACGGCTGTAACTGCGTTATCTTGGCTGTGGCGATTGGCAATATAATGTTGTAGCTGGTACAACATGTCTTCGTTGCTGGCACCACCAGACCCGTAGTTATAAAACTCATCATAGTTCATGCTGTCCCGTAGTATTTCACCATACCGTAACCCGTTACCAAGTTCGGCACCTTCAGGCCAACTATCGCCTAATGTTAAAAGAACTCGTGGCATTTTTTACCTTGTTTAAGGACTGTATTGTGGTATTGGGATTTATGTCTTTGGGGATTGAACAAAATTTACATTGTGGAATTACGTCATCGATGGCGTCAATAAATTGCTGACCGCGAGTGTCAAAATCATCTAGGCCCAGGGGTGCGTAACTGTTTACAAGTTCGCGATCTTGATCTGAAATATCAAAATGATGTTGCTGATCAAATTCTGGAAACAGTGCAACCGGCCCACATTTGTATAATTTTGCTCGTATAAAATGATAGCACTGATGCCGAGCAAATCCGCATTTGGCATGTGCTATTTCAGGATCGCTATTGTGTAAAGTGAAACGTCCTTCAGGTGTTTGTTGGATCGCTGCCGGATAAAAACTGTCTTGTATCCAGTAATGAATATGTACTCGATTTGCATCTACAAAAGCATAATCAGCACCCCAGGTCATCTCTGGGTTTTTTTCACGGGTCCAAAAATCCAAAGGACCTTTTAAAAATTTACGAGCTTCTTCAAAATGTCTTTCCAGGTCCATGACGTTATGGACACTTACTCCAATCCAGTTCCCGGTGTCCACCCGATGATTCATAATAGCATCGTACAAGCCAGGTGTTTGATTGAGTCTGGTCCCATTGGTCAAAACATTTACGCACTTGTCCCACAGGCGATTTATTCCTGTTATCCATTCACAAATGTCAGGATTCATCAAGGGCTCGCCACCCAATATGGTTACTCTTTGCAGTCGTATTCGATCGGACCAGGCCACATAATCGGCTTCGTAATCACTCCAGCGTTGCCATCCGGCAAAATCGTGGTTGTTGAATCTGTTGCAATCAGGGCAGGCTATGTTGCAAATATTGGTTATGTAAAATTCAATGTTTGGAACATATATTCTTGGATCGTCTGGATGTTCGTCAGGCCAGTAATGCGGATATCTCATGCAATATTTACCAGGCCTTGAGTATGATCAAGTTCTCGTTGCCACGGCCGTTAAACTTAATCTCTGTACTTTTTATATCTTTGTACACTTTCCTGGCCGCGGGTTTTCCGACCGACACAACAGATTTGATCTGTTCAGCCGGCTTGCGTAGAGTTTTCTGTGAACTGTTTACTGCATCAAACGCCACAATACTGGTTCCTTTTATCGTAAACAATCCCACATGAGCGTCGGCTAGCACATGGATCAACTTGCGTTTTTTAGTATCGTATAACCAGGCTTCACTGGCATTGACTAAACTGGCCGGAGCTTGTGACACCAGTTTAAGTTCTGCAAAATCTTTAAGGTACTTGAACTTGCTAGACAACTTTTCAGGACTTATGGCTTTTTTGGCACGGGGTTTGCGTTCCACTTTCTTGATCTGTACATAACTGGCACAGTCGTTGATCACCAATTCGCAAAATTTTATGCAATTACGCAACTGTATCCGGGTGAGATGACTGTATGCTTCCACTAGATCTGCGTCGCGCCCTTCCACAGTTTCTTCAAACTCGGCTAAACGATCTTTCCAAATGGCACTGATAGTGCCAATCATCTGTGGTGCCACATTACGACCACGGATATGTGACATGGGTTTGAACTCGGCTGTCAACTTTGCGCCCTGCTGTAGGAAATCATCAAACATGCCTTCCAGTTCACCGGCACACTCACTCATGCGTTCACGCAGATGATCTTGAATGGTTAATCGGGCTTGTGTGGTTTCTTCCTCGGTCACGACCTTGACTACTCCTTGTTTGATACGCATCATGTCACTGATCTGGCTGTCAATCACGCTTAGTTCATGTTCGCTTAGAGCTAATCCAATCAAGTTCATTCTACATACCCAGGCCGTGGTACTACGGATCTGGCTGTCAGGAATGCCTCTTATCAACTTTGCATCCTTGAGTCTGTCGTTGTGCTCAAGCCAATGGGCAATCATGTCTTTGGCATCCTTCTTGCCATAGTGATAGTTGTACCAGGTAAAAGCCTTGAGCATGGCACTGGTCCTATCTCCATCAGTCAACACCAACTTCCAGGCAGGTTCAGAGCCAGTGTATTTTACATCGGCACTTTTGGGATTTAGTAGTTTGATTTCTGTGGTGGGTTTTTTAGTCTTTACCATTGAGTGTCCTTGATCGCATGATTGTTAATTATAACACTGGATCCGTTTGTAGTCAACCGCCAAGCAAACAGGCAAATACCAAGTATTTTTCCAGGTTTTTTACCAAGTCTTCGGCTTCTTGTTCCAGGGTTTGGTAACGGGCGGTGGCCCTATGTATCCTGCGACATTCCACACTCTCCTGGCTCAGTTTGTTCAGCACCGTAGTTATAGGTTTAAGCATTTTAACTAAATCTCTTCTGGCCACCCGGCTCCGTACACCAGCAATCTGTCGTTCTGCCTGTTTCAAACGTTCTTGTATCTGTTCCATATAGTATTTTATCCTGTTTTGAATTTTTGGTCAAACTTTGCGGTAAATACTAGACTATGCCACGCCTGAGCCTTTATCGCCCTAATCGAACCAACGACTATCAATTCTTTGATCGCACTATCAAAGAGATGTACACAGTAGGTGGAGTAGATGTTTACATCCACAAATATATGGGCCCAATCTTGGATGAAAGTGAGAATCCTGGAAATAACGACGCTACACTACCGGTGTACGATAGTGTAAATCCCTTGTTCATTGAAGATTTGTTACTACTGGAAAACAGAGATAGAGCATATGATCCTGATGTTTATATCATGCGCGGTGTTTATCGACAGCAAGACATTGATTTTGATCTTACACAATTTGGCCTGTTCCTAAACAACGATACCTTGTTCATCACATTCCATTACAACTACATGATTGATGCGTTTGGCCGTAAGCTGATGTCAGGTGATGTGCTAGAGTTGCCCAACCTTAAAGATTACTATCCTCTAGATCCAACCATACCGTTGCCTTTGCCCAAATACTATGTGATACAGGATGGGTCTTATGCCACTGAAGGATTTAGCCAAACTTGGTTGCCACACATATGGCGTGTGAAAGCCACTCCCATGGTCAATGCCCAAGAGTTCCAACAGATTGTCAACAAACCGTTTATGCCGGACAACATCTGGGATCCAGGAAATTTTTATCCAGCAGGATTTACAGTATTAGACGGTGACAGTTACTATCTTTCCAAGGGCAATGTGCCAGCTGGTACTCCTGTAACTGATACTGCCTATTGGACTCCTATCACCAATCCTGCCACAGTGGGCGATCGCATGAGTACTAGACCCCGGGACCTGGAGATCAACGATGCATTATTGGCACAGGCACAAGTGGATGTTCCGTTTAGTGGATACGATACCACAAAGTTTTACATATTACCAACTACTCCCTACGGTGATCCAGCCAGCGTTGGCATTGTGGCCAGTGATGGATCTGTGTCTTCTAGTAGCACACTAGAAGGTGAAGGTACTAGCCCTAGCAGTTTTGGTTACACCATGGGCTATCTCTCGGGTGGATACGATCCAGAGACTGGATACCTGTTGCCACCAAATGGCCTGCCAGTTGTTCCGGGTGTGAGCTTTCCGCCCAATCCAGTAACTGGCGCTTATGCGTTGAGATTGGACTACTCGCCCAATCGTCTATTCCGCTACAATGGTAGTCGGTGGGTGGCCATAGAATCTGCTGTACGAACTGATCTTGATCTGGCACCGGCTGCAGAAACTTTACGCAACAGCTTCGTGAACAATACATATACAGTGAGCACCACAGACCTGGGCAACATTCCAAGTCGTCAAAGTCTCAGCCAGATACTTAGACCGCTAGCTGATAACGGTGATCAAGGCGGCAACATCACCCCACCCAACCCAAGACCACCAGGACAATAAAATGTACGTTTATACAATTAAAAATCTTGTTAATGGCAAGATGTATGTAGGACAAACCGTACAAATTAATGCAAAGATGCGATGGTATAGTCACTGTGATATGGCTCGCAAAGGTAAAAAAAGTTATCTATACGATAGTATGCGCAAACACGGAATTGAAAACTTTTTGTGGGAAGTTGTTGATCAAGCAACCAATATAAATGAGTTAAATGATTTAGAATCAGTTTGGGCAAATAAATTACGTGATCAAGGTATTACGTTATACAACAATAGAGAAACTGGCGGCAACAAAAAGCACAGTGCAGAAAGTATTGAAAAAATGCGTCAGGTACATAAATTAAGACATGCTACTAATATAATTGGTGGATGGAAAAGACGTGATGGCGGGGCAATGAAGGGCAAAAAACAATCAAAAGTCTCTTGCCTCTGTTGTAAAAAAATTATTACTGTCAATGCATTCTTTAGAGATCATACAAATAAGAATAAATGTAAGGAATTTATCTAAATGGCGACTACACAGTTTTTTTATGATGCCCAAATTAGAAGATTTATGTTGCAGTTTGCCAGGATCTTTAGTAACTTCCAGGTCGAGTATGGCCGCAACGAAGAAGGCAAAAACGATACCCTAGTGCGTGTGCCGGTTCGATATGGTGACAGCAGTCGCCAGGCACAGACCATCATACAACAAAACAGTGCCAACGAACTGCCCAGCACTCCTTTGATGACTTTTTACATCACCGATCTCAAGTATAATCGTAGCATGATACAGGAACCCAATTTTGTCAGCACCATAGCTGTGCGACAAAGAACCTATGACAGCATGACTGACACTTACGAAACCACGCAAGGTAATGCGTTCACGATAGATCGACTCATGCCAGTGCCGTTTGAACTGACTTTAAAGTTGGACATGTGGACGTCAAATACCAATCAAAAAATGCAGTTACTAGAACAGATCTTGGTACTGTTCAACCCCAGTCTAGAATTGCAAAGCACAGACAACTACATAGATTGGACCAGTTTAACTACAGTTTACTTAGAAGATGTCACGTGGTCAAGTCGTACTATTGGTGCAGGTAATACTGAAGCGTCTATTGACATAGCCACACTAACATTTAGATTGCCCATGTGGATATCCAGTCCAGCCAAGGTCAAGAAGTTGGGTGTTGTTGAACGTATTGTGGCCAGTATCTATGATGCCAACGGTGATGCCAGTCTTGCCATTACTGATAACGATCTATTGCTTGGTACACGACAAGCGTTTACACCGTTTAACTATCAGGTACTGTTAATCAATAATACATTACAGGTCCTGCGTGAGCCCGAGGTAGTTGACGAATCCAATGCCAGCTTGACACCGCCAGACAGTCCAAACAGCAATCTTATGTGGTCTGCTGTGGTTGGCCTATACGGTACACTAAGACCTGGAATCAGTTACATAAGTCTAGAACAACCAGATGGTACAGATGTAATCGGAACTGTAACATATGATCCCAGCGATGATAGATTTTTGTTGTGGAATGTGAACATTGACACTGTGCCGGCCAACACACTGTCTCCAGTAGAGGCAGTAATCAATCCATTGGCCAGTGGCCCAGGAGCTGGTCTACCTGAACCAGTATTGGTACCAGCACCCACACGATATCTCCTAACTGAAGGAACAGGTTCATGGAGCGGCACAACTGCCGAAGCCTGGACCGGAGATCAAGGACAACCAATGGTGGCCATGGCCAACGATATTGTAGAATGGGACGGAAACCGCTGGGTCGTAACATTTGACAGTACCAGCAGTCCCGACAACAATCAATATGTCACAAACATAACAACAGAATTACAGTATCGCTGGACCGGCGAAGCCTGGGTTAAAAGTTATCAAGGTCTATACAAAGGAGGCCTATGGACACTGGTATTGTAAATGCCGTGGGCATTTGGTTTTACAGCGTGGCCACAAACACTTATCTGTATCTCATGAGGAACGATACCAAACATCCAGATACCTGGGGATTGCCAGGTGGGCGGGTAGAACCAGGCGAAACCCTAATGCAGGCCATCACGAGAGAATGTGTAGAAGAGTTAGGCAATATGCCTGATTATTTGAAATTGGTTCCATTGGAAAAATTTACCACAGCCGATCAAGGCTTTGCGTATCATACATTTTTTTGCAGCGTGGATAGAGAATTTGTTCCAGTCTTAAATGAAGAACATCAAGGCTGGGCCTGGATTGCTAGTGGCAGTTGGCCTAAACCGTTGCATCCAGGATTATGGTCCACTGTGAATTTTGATGCTGTCCAAGACAAAATACACACCATGGAAGCCCAAATTCAAATATCGCAATAGCCTATAAAGTCTGGGTAGTTAATTGCTCTGGTATTGGGCAAGTCTAGCCAGACGTCTGGCACATTACTTGGTACGCCAGCAAATGTAAACTGTGTTCCAGGATAGGCACGCATGACATCGCACACTTGATTGATCCAGCCTGGGTGCCCAGTTTCAGTGTCTCGATGATACCCTAGCATGAATATTTCTTGATGTCCATCAAAGGCCGCAAGATACATCAGCATGACCAAATCAAGAAATTTTGGTCTATGTGGAATAAGATAAAACTGTCCTGGATTGGTAATACAATTCCTGGCGTCAGTGTATACAACATTATCTTTGGCATATCCTAATTTAACCAATTGTGCCAAGTTATCACGACGTGTTTCTACAGCAAAATCCAATCGCATCTCCAAGGCCACGTCTCCTACACCATAAGTTTGTAATTTTTTTGATCCCAATAGTCCGCCACGATGATGTTGTAATCGTGTATAGTCAAAATATTGTCTTTCTGCTGTATATCCCAAGCAGGCAGCACGTCCACTGATATGATGATTCTCAATTGGATTAGCGATCCACTCTCTTGTTTCTTCACGTCGTCCACCAGCCCAGCGTGAATTGGTTATTACAAATTCTCCCGGATAGTCTTTGCGAAATCGTGCGTCCATTATTTTACCTGTCTATTAGTTAATCAAAAAAGAACATCTGCCACAAGCGAGAATTTTCTGGAGTCCATCCAAAATATGCACAGCCACTATGCAAGTATCCAGCGTTGAATATGAACAAGCGATTGTACACATTGCCAATGATGTCCACATCTTCAAATGGTGTCTTGTCAAGGTTTCTTGATCCTGGTCTAAAACAACGTCTAAACTCAGGATGACTGCGATGTCGTATGTCGGTACCTTTGAGTGCGTGAGTCATGGTGCCCGACTCGTGCGGAGCACCCGGTGTGAGATACAGCATGGCGGCCCATTTTTGTGTGTCAGCATGATATACTAACGGCTCGCCCTCAATGTTGAACTGGAATCGACCATTCATGCCGTGCGATTCCCAGGCAGTGATTCGTTCTCCCATAATGTATTCAAATTCTTCTTTAAGTCCAGGGAATAAAAATTGTTTGTAGGTCCTACTGCCTATATAAGGCTTCCCAGGTCCGCTTGGTTCGTATTCTTGTTTTAAAGCAAATGCTCGGATGGCATCAGGGTCTCGATAGAAATTGTCTACTACCCAGAACCCTTTCATATAATCAGGATTGACCACATCAGCATTGGATCTGGTTGTAATTCTATTTCTGTTAATCACTTCGACTACTGGCTGTTCAACTGGCCTGGCTGTGGAAGGAAACAGGTAGTCACCGGCAAATTTTAATCCGTCTGTGCTGTCTACTAGTCGAGCTTGTAGGTCTGCGCCGACCAATTCTGGATGTATCCACCAGTCTTCGTAGCTGTGTGAGTGATTGTATGCAATATCGCCGGCTGCTAACACATAACCCTTTGACTGTAAATATTCTCTTGCTCGATCTCTTATGCTGGTATCAACATAGTAGTCATGTTCAAAAGTGATAGCGGCAAATCTATATTGATCAAATGGAATTCGTTTGAGTATTTCAAACGAATAAGTAGGTGGATCACAATCAATCTGTAGATAATCCATGTCTCCAGCGAACCCTAGCGTGAGTAAGAATTTGGCATAATCAACCTTGGTAGCATCCAGGCAGAACACAAGATTGTTCCGTTGCTCCATAAATTCTGTTACTACTTTTTGATTTATATCAACACTGACTCCGGTCCAACCAAAAGCAGTTTCCAACAAGGCGGTATTGTTATTTTTAAATGGTTCTGCGCTGCCAATCTCCAAATAACGACCGTTGCGTTTACCGTTGGTGGCTGACAATACAAACATGTCTTGATAACTTTGCGCATAATTCTTTTCAACTGTTTCAATACCAGCAAACTGTACTCTGGCCGCAGGGTGTTTGTCTGCGGTGTATGGTGTTGTGGTATTGGGCCATCCAATGCTGGCAAGATTCCTGTTGACTGAATTTGCAAACATTTCGTTCATCCGGTAGCTGAACTTTAGATCGTGCATGATTTCTTTTGCTTGTTCTGTTTGTCCCACCCACCATGCAGCCACACCTTTTTCAAATAACAATCCATAATATCCAGGATAATGCACATCTGTTGTTAATGGTGCTAAATCAAATTCACAATTACTCAGGCCAATGCTGGCCATGGTGTAAGAATCGTGCCATTCTTTCTTGACTTCGTGCAAGCGACTCAGTACAAAATACGCTTCTGGTCGCTTGGGCATGAGACTGATGGCTTTTTGCAATATAACTTTTTCTGTGTCGTCTCGAGTCTGTTGCCGTTCAAAACACAGGGCCATTCTTAACAGGGCTTCGTATTGTTCTAGATCGGTCTGTGATCGTTCGGCTGTGCGCAGATAAAAACTAATGGCCGCGCCAGTCTGTCCCAGCAATTCGTATTCGCGACCCAGATCAAAATTGGCCTGGGCTGAGTTGTAATTTTGTATGTATTCGTGTAAGCGTTGGGCCAGCATGTTAAACTCCTAGGTATTCTGCGAGTGCGATTTTAGGCATTTTCAATATAAATGCACAGTTGTCTTGATAACCAAAGCTCAATAATAAATCATCCTTGAAAAAGGCGGCACCACAACAGAATTCAATATCGGCATTCATGAAACTGAATGCTTCTGTGAATTTTACTATGTTCCAGTTTCTATCCCAGACCAAAAATCTATGTTTGTAGGTGGCATCTTTTTCGCCGATTGCACTCTTGAACAGATTGACTTCGTGTATCAGGGCCAAGTAGTGATCACCGTACGGTATAACATGGCTGCTGCCTCTAAAATCAGGTTGTCCAGATATAAATTTGGTTTGATCAAGATGTACTGTTGTTGTGGAGCCGTCTTCGGGATTGAATCGTACTACCTCTGTGGGGTTACTCCACTTGACATAGTGGTAGGGTTGATCAATGATGGGCATCCAGTTCTTTTCGCAATAGGTAGCATTGGCTCCTGGTGCTGGCAT